AACACAGTATCAGGGTGTAGCAGATGCATGTGTAACTAATAAATTTGTGGCATTTAGCTCACAGTTGGGCAGTACCAGTGTATCTTCTGCTAGAACTGCTACTTGGGGAGTTACACCACTTACTCACTCAGTTAGAGTTAGTTTATCTGATGCTACTCAAGCTAGGTATTACTTTAATGCCGGCGGCACAATTAAATACTCAGCTACTTTAACAGGCGGTGGCCTACTTGCCGCCACCGGTGGTAGCCTTACAGGAAACTTAGCCAAGTATAATGCTTGGGTCAATACACTATCAGGAATGGGAACCTTAACATTTGCTATAAATCAAAGTAGCTCAACATTTGGCGCATTTACTGTTAGTAAGACTGGTGGCACAGGTACTGTAACCAGCATTACACTATCTGCTGTCGATCAGGTAATTTACACTACTACACAGGCTGCTCCTTATGCTACTAACACACTTACAGTCAGCGCAAAATACGTTACTACAACACCTTATGTGGTTGAAATTACAGCGGTATATACGGACGGCGCTGCCGCTGCACCTACTGGGTTAGGACTAGCAGTTGATGATCTAGTTGACGGAACACTTACTGGTACAGCTACAATAACACCAATCCAAGGTGCATTTTCAATTATACCTACGATTGCAAATCAATTAACTATAACTTAACCAGAATTAGTTAACTACGTCTCCCGCTGAGATAATTACATTATACAGCGGGAGATCTCATGGACGAGCAAGTAGAAAAAGCATTCCAAACGGCCAACTATATGGCCACTCTAACCAATCAACGTAATGTTGCATTTGAAGAATTTCAACAAAATTTAATATACTACATCAATGGATCTAGTTTTCAAATTTCATTAGAATTAATGGCTTTTGTAAAATCTCTTATTGATGCTGGCAGTCTAAATTGCATACTAATTGATGTTAATCAAATACCGGTTAATATTGAAAACATAAAGACGTTTTACGAAGAAATATCTGCACAGTATTTTAAATCGTCAAATGAGTACTTTGCCAAGTATTCTGAAATTAAATCAAAACGCAGAATACAGGATTTAATTTCAGTATGAGCCGGGGTGTTCTTTTATTTGCTCAAAATAATCCAGAAATTGATTATGTTCAAATAGCTATATTTGCCGCAGAGCGAATTAATAAATTTTTAAATGTACCAGTTACATTAGCCACTGATAATCGAGACTACTTCGAAAAAACATATCCGGACAAAATCAGCGTATTTGAGAATATCATTGACGTTAATTCTGCGTATAATCAAAAAAAACAATTCTACGATGGATCGATAACTAGTAAAATACTACCCTGGAAGAATTTTACTAGGGCAGATGCGTTTGATATCAGTCCTTATGATGAAACACTAGTCATGGATGTGGACTATATTTTAAATTCTAGTAATTTAAATAACATTTGGAATTCAGAAAGTGATTTGGCAATATACAAAACAGGGTATGATCTTGCCCAATGGAGGGATACTAGTAGTTTTGAATATTTTAATCGATACACTATTCCTTTTTATTGGGCCACAGTTTTTTATTTTAAGAAAACAGCATCAGCTAGAGCATTTTTTAAAATAATTCAGCACATTAGATATAATTGGGCTTATTATAGACTCCTTTATGTAATCGACTCACCAACATTTAGAAATGATTATGCTTTCAGTATTGCAATTCATTTATTGAATGGTAATACTAATGCAAGTAACATTGCTAATTTACCTGGAAAGTTATACTATACACGTGATAGAGATGTTTTAGTATCGTCTGCAGATTCATCAATGACCTTATTAGTTGAAAAATGTGGACATGTTGGAGAATATACTTTAGTAAAAACTGACAATTTAGATGTTCATGTAATGAACAAATACAGCCTAGCGAGATGCATAAATGAATAAAGGTTTTTTAGTTATAGCACAGAATAGTGAAGGCATAGATTATGTTAGACAAGCATACGCATTGGCACTATCAATTAAGAAAACACAGTCGAGGTATTCTTCTATTAGCTTGATTACAAATGATCAAGTCTCGGAGCAATACCTACATGTGTTTGATCATATTATTCCTATCCCGTGGAAAGATCATGCAGAAGAATCTAACTGGAAAGTTGAAAATAGATGGAAGTTCATACATGCCAGTCCCTATGATGAAACTATTGTTCTTGATACAGACATGCTTGTCTTAGAAGACCTGGCAGATAAATGGGATTTATTAAGTCATCATGATATATTTTTTACATCTTCTGTAAAAGATTACAGGGGCAATGTTGTATCTAATGAATTAAATAGGCAGGTATTTGTACATAATGATTTACCAAACATTTATTTTGCATTTCATTACTTTAAAAAGACGCCAAATGCATTTGCTTTCTATAAAACACTTGAGTTTATAGTTAATAATTGGCAAACAACATATTCTAAACTAACACCCAAGGCTAAACAAAGATGGTTAAGTATGGATGTAAGTGCAGCTATAGCATTAAAGATTACAGGTATGGACGATATTGCAGTTCAACCCATGCTTGATACTGCATTTACTCATATGAAACCTAATATACAAGGTTGGCCAATGGCATACGATAGTTGGATTAAAGAATGTGACTGTTATTTCAATGACGAATTCGAGTTGTTTGTTAATCAATTTAAACAACGGGGTATCTTCCATTACGTAGAAAATGAATTTTTAACAGATAGCATTGTAGAATATTTGGAGAAAATTAATGATTGAAGAATATGAAGATTTAGTACTCGAGTTCGATATAACACCCGAAGAACTTGAAAGAATTAATGAATCTCTTAATTTTAGTAATATTAGATATGTTTATTTTGATAAGATAACAGGTGATATTATATCTACTACTGATCAAAAAACACTTGACACAGAAACATCATATTTTGAAACTACTAGCGAAGATCTTGTAAAATCAATACCAGCAGATGAACATGTGGCAAATTTTAAAGTTGTTACAGATTTAAATAATAAATTTGAAATCGTTCCCAAAGTCATTAAGTTAAATGCAATGTCATCAATGTTAGTTTTGGTACCGTATTCTGAAAGTCCGGCTACAGTGACAATTTTTAACGATATTGAACATAAAAATTGGGTCGTAGTACTTAACGAAGAAGAAAGAATTCGATTACAAAATTCGGTTGCTAATTACACAAAACCAGTATTTGTTACAGCAAAAGAAAATAAAAATATCCTATATCGAGTATTTGATGTGAATCTAAATACACTAATTACTTCGGGCTCAGTGACAATTCCGCACGAAATGATAGTCGAATCAATTACATCAAAACTTCGATTGTCGACTATTAAGTTTTTTGATTCATATGCACTAAAGGAAAAGTATGAGCCAAAAGTTTAAAATTATTGACTTTGATATTATCTATCTTAGTTATGACGAGCCTAATGCTGAAAAGAATTATGCTGACCTGTGTAATAAAGCACCGTGGGCAAAGCGTGTACACGGAGTTAAAGGCAGTGATGCCGCACATAAAGCCTGTGCTAGATTAAGTGACACTGACAGATTTATCACTGTTGACGGCGATAATATTGTACGCGAAGATTTTTTTAATCAAGAAGTTGACTTTAATGCAAACAAAGATTTATCTAGATGTGTTATTTCTTGGGCAGGCTACAATGCCATCAACGGATTAATGTATGGCAACGGCGGATTAAAATTGTGGCCTAAAGAATATGTACTTAACATGAAAACACATGAAAATGCTCCTGCTGATGATCCTAATGCACAAGTAGATTTTTGTTGGGACGCTGAATATATTCAGATGAATGCCTGTTATAGTAACGTACATAATAATGCAAGTCCGTATCAAGCATGGAGAGCAGGATTCCGTGAAGGTGTAAAGATGAGTTTAGACAGGGGAGTTACTGTTGAAGCAGAAGACTTTACTAAACATATTCACTGGAAAAATTTGCATAGACTAGTAACATGGATGAATGTTGGTATGGATGTACCAAATGGAGTATGGGCAATACTTGGAGCACGCCAGGGTTGTTATATGACAAATTTTGATAAATCATGGGACTATGTTAATGTGCGAGACTTTGATCATTTAGATTCAATTTGGAACTCATTGTCTGCAAAAACAGAAGATGCAGCCTTGCAAGAAGCTGAAAGGCTAGGTGCAGAGCTTAGGTCTCGATTAGACTTACCTATAAGTGTATTAGATACAGAAGCTAGTAGATTTTTTAAAATGGTACACGTTGACTATACTAGAATAGAATTTAATGTATTGGACAAAGAATAATGTTTTACGATATTGTATTTTATCACGAAAAAGATTTTCCCGAGTATAAACTTAACTGGTTAAAGGCCAAGTATCCCAAGGCCAAGACTATTCAAGTAGATAAAGAGTTTAACTATGTTATCTATGCTAAAAGATTAATGAGTCAAGTTAATACAAAGATGTTTTGGTTAATTCCTGCAGATATAGGCATGACCAAAGACATGCAACATTTTACAATCCCTAAATGGGATGAGTCTTATGTGCATCATCAACTTTTAAAATATTCTAACTTGTTTTTAATCCCTAAAGATTATACATTTGCAGATGAAGAATTTGAAAAGAATTTTTTCAATAACGTAAAATTTGTAGACTTTGGTGTGTTCTATATTAAACTATATGATGTGTTCTTTTTGTCATATAAAGAAAAAAATGCAGACACTAATTTTCAACATTTGTTAACAAAATACCCACATGCTAAACATCTACAGAATATTAAGGGAATCTTCAACGCTCACTTTTGTGCAGCGATTGCTAGCTCAACTGACTTTTTCTGGGTAGTGGATGCTGATGCAGAAATTGCAGAAGACTTTAATTTTGACTACGAAGTACCAAGTTGGGATTTTGATGTAGTACATATTTGGCAAAGCAAAAACAAAGTAAATGATCTTGTATACGGTAACGGCGGTGTTAAATTAATACCTCGACATTTAATTCTACAAGCCAGCAGAGACAGTGTTGATGTTACTACTAGTATTGGCGCTAATATTAAAATTATGGAACAAGTCAGTAATTACAACAGTTTTGATACAAGTCCGTTTGCCAGCTGGAGAGCTGCTTTTAGAGAATGTGCTAAATTAGCCAGCGCAGTTATTGACCGTCAGGTGCAGTTAGAAACTGACAAACGATTGGCTGCTTGGTGTACAAGAGGTAAAAAAACTACATATGGACCATATGTAGTAGCAGGTGCAATCGCTGGAAGAAAGTTTGGTTTAGATAATAAAGAAAACCCAGAAGGACTTCGAAGAATCAACGACTGGGCTTGGCTAGAAGGTAAATTTAATCAGTACGTACTAAGTCTGCAGCCAATGGAAATACAGAAGCAATAACTGAGGCACAGGCCTTGGCTACTTCTTGATGTTCTTTTTGTGTGCCATTTGCACTGCGTAGTTCTATAAAGTGTATCCAGCTACGCAGTGTACCATTCATATATAGACGGCTTTCCATCATACCTTCAGGTAATACGGCGCGAGCCTGCTCTTTGGCAATACCGTTTTCTATGGCCCATGCGTAGGCCTCTTTAACAGCCAGCAATACACGCTGTTGAGCACGTTCCCAACCCATGGCTAAATTACGTGCTTCTGGATTATCCAGTACAACTTCTACGCTGTTCTGTCTATTTTTAGGATCTTGTAATCTTAGTTCTCTAAAAACAAAGTTAAGATCTTTAGTCGGGTCTGCGTAACGTTGACTAAATTCTTGAAAGCTAAAACTTCTATGCCTAAGAATTTGTCTTGCAATATCTCTAGTAGTGGTAATTTCAATGCAGGCACTGACCATCTCTAATGGACTCCAGTGCTGATGTTTAATGAGATATCTTATTAATTTTTCACTGGTCTCTGTGTTTAGTTGATTGCTGGGGTTTGATACACGGGCACAATATGCAATTAATTCTTGTGCATCTGCAATGCCCTGATCAAAAAATTCTTTTGTCGGCTGTGAATAGGACAGTAATCGAACTTGCATTATAATTTCTTTTTCTTTAAAAATTTGTTGGTAATTTTTGTAATATCGCTTTTTACTTTTTCAGTGTTTATTTGAAAATCTATGTTATCAATATTATCCTCATAGGTGCGAAAAATTTCCTGAATTTCTTTTTCAAAAGAATCCCAGTTATTATTCTTACCATTTTTATTAACATCTATTTCCCAAATTTTGCCGTCTTTAAAAGTCACACTGATAGTATGTAAGTATTTGAGTGGTACTACATTGAGATTAATCTCTCCAAA